GACTTTCATCATAAAAGTTGTGGTATACTACACATATATAAAAACCAAAAGTCTTGGGATAAAGCACAAAGAACTTTAGATAGATTTAAAGACACAGGTTGGGGTAGAGTCAAAACTAAAACTAATCTTATAAAGTATAATATTAAATCAAACGATGTTATTGGTGCTACTATCGCAAAAGATGATTCGGTTGGTGATATACACGCATTCACTACTAAACTGTCAACGTACATGATGTCTAATGAAGAGTATGATTATAGTATACGTGTTAATAAAATTGTTCGTAATCAAAATGAAGTACTGTGGTCTAATCCAAGAGACATGGCGATAAGTATCGAAACTCTTAAAAAAGATTATGATGAAGTTATTATATGTGCCGGTGCTTACACCTCTGCATTTTTACCAAGTTTAAACATATATCCAATCAAAGGCTATTCCATAACATATAAGAATGCTTATGAAGCACCAACTGTATCTGTACTTGATGATGATAGAAAAATAGTATCTTCACTTTTTGGTAATAATATCTTTAGAGTCGCTGGTACTGCAGAACTCGCAGGTTGGAATCATGATGTTAGAGAAGATAGAATCAAACCGTTATCTAACTGGGTAAAAGAAAATACGTTTGTAAATAGCGATGATTACGAGAAGTGGGCATGCTTAAGACCGATGACGCCTAACATGTTGCCTGTTGTCGGTAAAGTAAAAGGTTTGTGGGTTAACAGTGGTGCAGGTCATCTTGGTTGGACCATGGCAATGGCATTAGCAGAAAAATTAACAAAGGATATATGATGGAAGCAGAAATGATTAATCAGTTTGTTGAACAACTTGCAATGTGTGAGTTACTTTCAGCACACAGTATAATACAGCCTTCTATGGCTTTTAACTGTTTACAGATTGAAAACTTTATAAAAGAATCTTATTTTGATAATAACTATAACGAATTTATAAAATGGTGGGATGCGACAGTTGTTCCTTTAGTTATGGAACTACAATTAGTAGTAGAAAGTAAAACAAAATGAATCCCTTTGAATATTGTAACGCAATAAATTATACTAAGAAAGATATTATGACAGACGACATTGCTGAAAAAGCGTATTCGCCTTATATGGTGAATCGTCAATTGTCATACTTTCCAGATACTGTTTTAGCTGCAAATGAAATGAATCGTAACCATCACATTGATAACCGCCTTCAATTTGATTTTTTTATAAATATAGTTAGAAAGCGTAAAAGGTTTTCTAAATGGTTCAAACCAGAACTAATTAGTGATTTGGATGCAGTTAAAAAGTATTATGGCTATAGCAACGAAAAAGCACGTCAGGTTTTAACTCTCCTATCCACTGAACAGATAAATGAATTGAAAAATAAGGTGGCCAAAGGTGGAAGAAAATAAGATTGTAGAATGGACTCCAAGTAACATGCTTGAGGTTACATTAAACGAACCGGACGATTTCCTTAAGATAAGAGAAACACTCACAAGAATTGGTGTGGCATCACGCAAAGATAATAAGCTATACCAGTCCTGTCATATACTGCACAAACAAGGTAGATACTTTATAGTGCACTTTAAAGAATTATTTTTATTAGACGGTAAGAAATCGAACTTAGAAGAAAATGATGTTGGGCGTAGAAATACGATAGCAACGTTAATGAGTGATTGGGGACTGCTAACTGTAGAAAATAAAGAACAGTTACAGCCTATAGCACCACTCAGACAAATTAAGATCATTTCTTTTAAAGATAAAGATCAATGGGAATTGTGTCCAAAATATAATATCGGTAACGGAACAAAATAAATTTTACGTTACTGGTTTAAATTTGAAAAAAAGATACTATATATATTATAGGATGCCGAATGGTTCGGGTCCGTACAACACCCTTGCTTAACAGGAGGATACTATGACTGGAAACTTTGTTTTCCCAAGAAACGCTTTTTTAGGTTTTGACCACATTTTCGATGCATTGCAAGATATACATACGCATGCAAACGATGGATACCCACCACACAATGTTGTAAGAGACGGCGATAGCAAATATGTTATTGAAATGGCTGTTGCTGGTTTCAAGAAAAAAGACATTGAGATTAAGGTGAAGGAACATATCCTTACCATCGAAGGAAATAGAGAGAAACGTAGAGAAGCAGACGCATACGTACACAAAGGAATAAGTGCACGTAAATTTGCCAAGTCATTCAGACTGTCGGAATATACCGAAGTAACTGGTGCCGATCTTACGGATGGAATATTAACTGTCAAACTCGAAGTAGTTCTACCAAAGGAGAAGCAGCCTCGTACAATTAACATTAACTAATTAACGAGGATTAAAATGACAACTCTAACCGCGGCTGTAAGTACAGCCACATGCCGGGTATGTGCCGATGTTGCAGCCTGGTTTAAACTCACTTTACAACGTATACAGTTCGCTCGACAAATGGCAGCTAACAGACGTGTTGCTCAAGATCTTATAGGTCTTGGCTTCTATCATCAGAAAGAGCACGATCAGATTCTACAAAGAATGAATGATCGTACCATTAACGAGTACCACGGAAAATACTAATGTGGCCGTATACTGAAGAAGAGAACGATTACCTATCAAACTAAAAGAAAGGCGGGCTGGTTCCCGCCTTTTTTGTTATAAATAGTAATTTACATGGAGGTATAATATGGATATACGACAGTTAAGAAAAGAACTTGAAGTGGATGAAGGAGTTAAGTATGAAATATATAAGGATCACCTTGGCTATCCTACTTTTGGTATTGGTCACTTGGTTATTGATTCTGATCCAGAACATGGACAAGAAGTTGGAACACCTGTATCAGAAGATAGAGTCATCGAGGCTTTCGACAACGACGTACAAATCGTGCTCGCAGATTGCGAGCGATTATATAACGACTTTAATGTCCTGCCAGAAGAAGTCCAACTAATAATAGCAAACATGATGTTTAATATGGGTCGACCTAGACTTTCAAAGTTTAAAGGTATGAAAGCAGGCGTTGATGCGCAAGACTGGAATAAAGCTGCTGACGAGATGATAGACTCTGCATGGTATAAACAAGTACCAAACAGAGCTGGTAGACTCGTTAAGAGAATGAGAGCACTGGCAAAATGAGCGATTTAGATTTTGACTTTGGTTTTACTGCTGTAACAGAAGATGAGCTAGAAGCAGTACAGAAAACAAAAACTTCTGCTACAGATGCACAAGAAAAACTTGAAAAACTTTATAATGCGATCACACCACTATTAACTAACTTAAAGAAAAATCCAGAAAAAGAGTATATTCTTTGGCCAAATAGGCTAGAGAAAGTAGAAGCGTTTGAGGATCATATTCAGAAAATTTATCTAAATTAATCCTTTACTTTTCTAAAAAACTATGGTATAATATAATTACAATGAAAAATTTTATAACATATTTAGAAGAAGCTCAAGGAAAAGGTTTAACAATCTTTGACATTGACGAAACAATGTTCATAACAAAAGCAAAAGTAAAGGTCGTTAAAAATGGTAAAGTCATTAAAAAACTGGACAATCAAGAATTTAACACGTATAAGAAAAAAGCTGGTGAAGAGTTTGACTTCGGGGAATTCAAAGACGCCAAGGTATTTAACAGGACGTCCACGCCAATTGCAAGAATGATTAACAAAGTTAAGGCAATCTTAAAGAACGCAACAAAAGCAGGTTCAAGAGTTATTATAGTAACAGCAAGACCTAACTTTGATAATAAAAAAGTTTTCCTAGATACATTTCGAAAGCAAGGAATTGATATAGACAAGATCTATGTCGAAAGAGCTGGTAACCTTGGTGGTGGTCCGGCTGCTGAAAACAAAAAAGTCATTTTTAAAAAGTACTTGGATCAGAAGATATATAAACGTATAAGGTTATTTGATGATGCAATGTCTAATTTAAAAATGTTTTTATCATTACAAAAAAACTATCCGGATGTTTCGTTCGAAGCATTCTTAGCAAAACCAAATGGCTCTGTTTCAAGAGTAAGATAAGGAGTAAAAATGAAATCGATACTGCGCTTAGTGGCGGTGGCAGCACTGTCTTTGTTTTTTAGTTTGCCGGTCTTGGCTGATAAACTAAAAGTAGGATTTATATATGTAGGACCAATCGGCGACCACGGTTGGACTTATAGACATGATATTGGTCGACTTGATGTTGAAAAACATTTTGGTGATAAAGTTGAGACTACATACATAGAAAGTGTAAAGTATGGTCCTGACGCTGAAAGAGCAATCAGAGCAATGGCAAAAGG